TTTGTCAACGCGGCGTTAGCTGTCAAAGTGAAGAAGTCAAGTTTTGGACCTTGGATCTGAACTGGACCTTGAGCTGCTACGTTAGCTGTTCCTGCGATGGAACCGTTTGCTACGTCCAGTGCGAATACTGGTTGTGTGGTTCCGTTTACTTTTGTAAATACTGCCATGATAAATTTCCTTTAAGTTAATGGGACACATGGTCCCTGCTTTTATTTAGTCAGTTTGGAAAAATCACGCTTGTTGAGGGTTATTTCTCTGACGATTTTGAGCAGCAAAAGCATTGGGATCAAAGCGATTCACAGCCTTGGCATAGCCTGCAGGGGTGGCCATGACCCAGCCTTCTTGCCCAGGATGCTCCAGGTCTGCTTGGCGCAACAGGTGCATTTTGATATCGTGCAACAGAATAAATGCAGTAAACGCTGCGGCCAGGGCTGCTGAGTTTGAACTGGGACTCTGCAGATATTCCACAATGTTACGGAACTTTTGCGAAGTTACCTTGGTCTGTAACCAGTCGCCAAACTCGGGCAACAGTGTGGCACCGTTGAGTGGGCCACCAACTTTGGTGTTGATAAAGTCCACACACAGTTTTGCCAGGTCAGTGATCTTGTGTGCTCGTAGTTCTGCAGGGTTAAACAATGTGTCAATGTTTTTTCCGTCACTGTTGATCAACTGTTTAAGTTGTTTTTCAATGTTGGTTTCCGTCTGCAATGCGCTGGGAGTGGCTGGTCGTTCCAGCATCAGTCCTGGCACAGGGTTGAATGTCACTCCCTTCAAGGGTTGTCGAGCATCACCTGCATCAGCATACATGGAATGCACTGCAATACCTATGTTGCTGGCGCCAATGCGTTGTCCCAATTGAGACTTGGCAGGAATCTTGTACTCAATTGTGTTGGGCCGGAACACATAGTTGCCTGCAATTTCAGGAGGAGTGCTCATGTACAACAAGTCACCGTTGACATAGCCACGGAAGTTGGCAGGTAGTGCAGCTTCTAACACAGGGAACAATTGTGCATAGAGGTTGATCAAATCAGTTCTGTCGCCTGCACGTCTGTTCTGTATGTCTGCCATCATTCTAGGACTGGTAGCAAGACCATCATAGCCTTTGGCTTCAAACCCTGACCCATCTGTGAGCACAAACTCGCCAGTGGCGGGCTTGCGTCCAAATATCACAGCAGGCTTGCCGTCCCATTTGGCAGTGGTGGTCTTTTTGGGTGCTTCAGTGGCATGTTTTACAATTTCTAATGCGTCCCGGATGCCTTGAGTGCCACGACGAAACACCAGGTCTTCCAGGTGTTCAATGCCCTTGGCTCTGCCGCCCACACCAGCTTGTTCAGCTTCTACCAAGGCAACATAGCCACGATTTACAATTCTATCACGCAGGCGTGCCAGGAAGTGTGTGTCACTTTCGGCCACGGATGTGGGTTCTTGTAGTCCTTCACGGGCCAGATATTCGCGGAAGTCTGCGAGCTTGGCATCACGTTTGGGATCAGTTGCCAGCGCAGCATAAATTGATTCTACATTTTTGAGATTGTCACGAGTTGCATTTGCGCCCAGCAATGTTTTAGCAACATAGTCAGGATCCCGGCCTCCGTTGACCAGTTGATTTGTGGTTCTGCTGAACATGCCATTGGCACCCACTTTGAGGCCGGCTTGTTTGGCAATGCTGCTCATCAACACGTTACGATTCATGCCCTTGAAAGCCGATCCTTCTGAACCGCCATAGTAGAATGTACCCCAGTCCAGATCAGGAAAGAACATGAAGTCTGTTTGCACAAATCCCTTTTGTGGATTGCCGCTGATGGGAGTTCTAAAATGCACTTCGCCTGCCTTGCGAACCCAGTCACGTGGGTCAAGTCCTTGACTGGTGGCCCACTGTGTTAGTACGCCTGCCAGTTGTTCTTTGGTTGTTTCTCCAAGGTCCACAGCCAAGTCCAGGTCGCCGGATGTGGGCTTGCGGCCAGTGCTGCCCAGCCAGCGATCTTCAGGAAAGTTGATACCTGTGACTTGTTCAACCCAGGCAATGGTAGCAGGGACGTCAGCTTGATTGATGCGTTGTGTCAGTGGCTGACCTTGTGCATCTTTGAATACATTGCCGCCTTCTTGGAGATACATCATTTGATCAATCCAGCAGCTTGTTTTTCTGCGGCTGCCTTGTGCTCTGGGTTGTTTTTGTCAAACTTTATCCAGCCTTGACCAAAGTTTATTTTGGGATTTCCTGCAGAGTCGAGTTTAATTTCAACTTGGCCTGATCCTCTTCCGCCGCCACTTCCACCTGTATCAAATGACAGTATGCCTTGTGCAGGAGCAATGCCATTTGTCCCCAGCTCTTGCCAGGCTTTTCCTAGATCCGCCCGGGGATCCAGTGTGGCCTTGAATATAGCTTCAATGGCCTGACCAATGTCCTGAGAAACTTGCATGGCTGTGGCTTTGATTGTTTGGCCTTCAGGGGTAGTAGCATCGCCTATGTTATTGGCCAACTGCGTGTAATCAACTGACCCTTTTTCTTTTGATTGAATAGCGTTGTTGACCATGGCTACCAGTTCAGCTTTGAGACGAGCCTGTTCACCTGAAGTTAATTGTGCAGCACTGGTGGGAGGAGCCTTGGTCACAGGATCTGTACTTTGTGCCATGGCTGTTTGTACTTTGGTTGCCCAGTCTTTCATCATGACTGGCATTAGTGATTGTACTGTTTTTTGTCCTGCGGCCAGCGCCTGTGCTCTATTCATCATAGGACCAGTGCCTGAATCTTGGGGAGTGGCTTCTGGTCCTTGTACACCAACTTTGCTGAGTGCTGACTGCAGGCCCGAGGCCAGGCCGGCACCAAAACCTTCTTCGTTTATTTTTCTAGGTCGAGTCAATTCATGAATCTGCATGTGTTTTCCTAACTGATCTGGAAAACTTTCCAGCATCTTTTGTTCTAATGGCGTTGAGCAATTTTCTTGTGAGATTGTCAGCTTGGTCAGCACCAAATTCTGTTTCTATCTGCTCAATCAGTCGTATGGCACTGGCAATGATGCTGTCAGCTCGAGTTTCAATGATCAAACGGCGATCACGTTCTACATACAACGTGTCCAGTTCTTCCAGTATACTTCGGGTCTTTTTTTGCATGTTCGCGGGCCTTTGGATTATTTAGCGATTTCTACGAGACAATAAATATCTACAACAAGGAATACCCATGAGCAGCAGCATAAACCCCAACAACATAGACGGCAACTTTCCAGTTGCTGGACAGCCCAACAATACCCAGGGCTTCAGAGACAACTTTACCAATATCAAGACCAACTTCTCCACAGCAGCAACCGAGATCACTGACCTTGAAAACAACGGCATTTTCAAGGCCGCCTTGACAGGTACCACTCTGGACAACAACATGGCGGACAACTTGATCTATGCGGCTGCCATTAGAGACTTCAGTGC